CGTGACTTAAATTTCCGTTCGTATCATATTGGTATATCGCGCAAGTAGGAATCGTTGCGCCCGTACTTGTACCGTCTAATTGCCAAAGCCTAATCCATCCATTTTCTAGGACTTCGTAACCCCTGTCGACTGACCCCGCCGAACCAATCCAAGACAATGTGCTTATTTCAAAAACGTTAGTAGTGAAGGAGTTGTTTTTGTCTTTAAAAGAAATACCAACTCTTGAAGAAGTGCCAGCTTTAATATAGAAAGACCAACAATAATTAGTACTATCTTCTAACTCTGTGTTATTATGAGTAAAAGAAATCAAATGTGAGCCGCTTGATGATGTTGAACCTAATTTAATAGTATCTGCATCTGTTAAAGGACTTGGTAAACCTACTATGTCTGTAGTAGATCTTCCAAGAGCCCAATTAGAATACCATCCTTCTACGTTCTCGGAGTAATCTAATAAATTTCTATATTTATAAGTATCTAAATAATTTATTCTAGGCTCGTCTATAGCAACTTCTTCAATTAAACCTTGAGCGTTAACTCTAGTTCCGACAGAAGCTCTATCTACTAAAAAATCTCCATCACCATTAACAGGTAATTGAGTGTATAGTTTTTCAGCTTTATAAGCACTAGGTAACAATGCTATACTAGGATTTGCCATTTTTCTCTGTTTTCTTTAAATAAGCTTTTAGCTTGATTATGTTTTTTTCTTTAGGCTTATAATTGCCTCTTTTCTTTACATTACCCATCCACCTGGATTTTGATCTCTAGTAGGGGATAAATCTCCATTCGAGTTTGTTGAATATTCTGGAAAATCTGAACTATTATTACAAAGATAGTTTATCATTAGTTTAGTATAATCCATTGCTGTATAGCGGGTTTTTTCTATTAAGCTGTTAATCTCTTCTATAGAAACAGAATCCGCAGTTTCTGAATTATGCTTTAAAACTCCACCTCTGTTAATATCATAAGAAGCGAAAGGTAAATATTCCACTAAAGCCCATCTAACTAAAGCGGGTTTTATATAGTCATCTAATAATTCCTTATAACTAGCATTTCCCCCATCCCCAATAGATCCATCTGTGATCATTTCTTGAATTGCGTTGTATAGATCAGTTCCTAGATACTGGTGAATATGGACGTCCTGAGCAACCTCAATCCATTGTAAGAGGTTATCATCATCCTGGTTGCCATTGATTATTGTGTAGGCTTTAAAAGTGTCTGTAGATATAAAAATTGCTTTACTCATTCTTTTTTATTTATTATAAGATGGATGGTGGCCACTATTAGGCATATCTTTAGGGGCTATTTTAGCGTCTTGATATTGCGAGCCTTCCGGAGTATATGAAGCCGGAATACTGTCTTGCTCTTCAGCTTGGGATATTTTTTGTGTTTGTGATTTTACTCTATACAATTCTTCTTGCCAATAATGGCCACAATTAACTCCTCCTTTAAACCTAAATAATGAATAATTTTGTTTTTTGTGACCTAGCTCGCTGTTTACTCCCTGGAAGGAAGCCTGGTCGATGTCTTCTTTGCGATAAACAACACCGGCCCCTGTTCTGCTCATCATCGTCTTGCAAAATCTTCTGGAATTTGCCGAACTATAACGCTCTCTGTAACTGTAACGAACTTTGTAATAAGATTTGTCAAGTTTAGAATCCCCATTAGCATCTTGCTTAACAAAACCTCCTGCTAACCTGGCTAACATACTACCTTTTCTTTTGATTAATCTTTTAGCCCAGGAATCAATAGGCTCATTAGTATCTTTTACTTCTCTGGAATCTACTAACTCCCAATCCGGATCAATCTTACACTCTTTTAAAGAGTTTAACATTTCTTCATCGTTAAAATCCTCATTTTCCTTAGATAACTGTTCTTTTATTCCTGTTTCCTCTTCTTTAGTATCTTCATCTAAGCCGTCTGTCTCGATAAATTCTAAAGGTTGGATAGTTTTAAAATAAAGGTTTAAAGATCCCTTAGAAGACGCTAAAACCTCATCTAAAACGTCTATGAACTCATTCTGAAAAGGTTTCACTACTATATTATCAAAAAACAATGAAGCGTTCTTTATTTCGTCAGCGTTAGATCCTAGTCCGTTCCCTTCTTCTCTGATTCCTAATAATAAAGGAGACGTCACACCGTGGCCAGTTATTAACTTCCCCTTAGCTTCATTAGCTAAATATTGATAATGAGCCGGAGCATCGTTTAAAGGTATATCCTCAATCGTGGTAGCAGCTTCTTTGTTTTTATTAAAAGCAACTATAATCTTATCTCCCCTGGATCCGGAAAATTTTCTTTTTACATCGGTTTTGGTGCGTCTTTGAATATCCGGCGAAGGAACCCCATTATTGAAATTAACAATTTTAGTTCCAGAAAAGCCGTTGATAGTATCATTGATTAAATAATCAGCAATCTCCTCTTCTAAAACAGCATAAGGCAAAGCTCCTTGATAATTTACAGGAGGATAATAGAAGGATCCTGTAGAATAAGGCTTAATAAATAACAATTCTGACTTTTCTTTATTCCCCTCTCCAAAAACCTTGAAAGATTTTAACTCATCTCTAGGGCCTACTTCAGCCCAATTTGGGTGATAATACCAGGTTGTTACTTTCCCTGTTTTAGGGTCTGCTTTTCCGGATCTTAAATCTTTCATCGGGAAATGAATTAAAGACTCTATTTTTTTATTCTTATAGACCACTTGAAAAACTCCTATTCCTAAAATATACCTATCCGAAATAACATTCCTCAAATCAGTAGGCTTTAGTATCTTTCTTAAATAAGCATACTCCTCTGGTTTCTTGTTAGAATCTAAAGCATCAATACCTTTACCATAAATCATCCTAACAATACCATTTATAACAGCATTATTTGTTGTAGATCCAGTATATCTATCAATTAAATATTGAAAATAATTATTGTCGGCTCCATAAGCTACAAAGTCCCCCTCTGCGTGTTCGGTAATCTCCGGAGAAGTGTATTTTGACAGCTCAATTATTTGTATATTATTATCCTTCATAAATTTTGTATTTATCATCAGCATCTGGGTGCTCTGAATATTTGTCTTTATTTATAGTGTAGTCCTCGATACTTTGATTTGTACAAAAAATTATTCCTTTATAAACAACACTTTGATCGTCAGAATCAACCAGGCTAAAAGTGTAAGTATGGTCTTCATCTAAAACGCCAGAAAAAGCTGTAGTTATGCTCATAACACCATCCGTATAAGTATAAGACAGACTGCCATCTTCAGAAGATTTATCATTATTAATTTCTTTGGTTTGGTCATCTGTTAAACGCAACTCCAGAAACTCTACAACGTCCCTTCTAGGAATAACTTTAAAAGTTTGAGGGGTAGCCCCATTGTTTAATATAATCATATTTATAAAACAATAAACTTTAGATTTTGTTAAATAAAAAAAGAGCCACGAATTAACATAGCTCTTTTTTATTTCTTATATAGTGGTAATGTATTAAACTCCTACCGTAACATTGGTATTTGTAGCATCATCTATAATAGTTGAATCGATGAAATACGCAGGCTCTTTTTCAGTAGCTGTAATCGTAAGATTATATCCATTGAAATCTCCCATATCTCCTCCTGAAGCAGTGTTAACTGATACAGAACAACCATTTTGAGCTCCATATAATTTGAAGTTTCCATTGTAATCTTCCGCTACAACAAAAGGTCTTCCATAAGAAGCTAATTTTAATTCTTTACGCGTTGCTATATCTTGAGACTTTAAAGAAAATGTTCCTGTTTGAGTCCAGAAAGAAGTGTCTTTAGTAACCTCATTCGCTTCATCAAAAGAATTTGTTCCGCTAAGCTCATACTTTAATAATGTTAAAGCTGAGGCAAAAGCAGTAATTTCTTCGTCTGCTGATAAAGTCATCCCGGCATAAAGAGCCTCGTCAAAATTACCGAAATAAAGGTTTTTTAAACCACCTACGGTTTTACAAGGGTTTAATCTCCCTAATGATAAACTTTCACAAGCCATAATTTTTATATTTTTTTATTAAAAAAGGGTAGAATAGCATATTACTAAACTACCCTTGTTTATTGGTTATTAATTAATTCTCTTAGTTAGCTGCATTTGTAATTCCGTAAGTAACGATATCAGTAACATTCGCATATTGAACGCCAGCTGTGAATCTCATTACAATTCTTACATTTTCAGAACCATCAAGATCAGCCATATCTAAAACCTGTACTTTATTGTGGTCAGCCATTAAGCCAGTACCAAATACTAAGTTATCTTTATAAGTCATAATAGCTGTATCGTCAGTCATTCCATCAGCAACAAATAAAGGAACATTATCGAACATAACTTCTCCCAGATCCTGGTTGTTGAAACGATCAGTAAATCCTAAAGCAGCCTGGGCTCTAACATACGCTTTATATATATTGATACTAACATAAATTCTAGTGTCTGGATGACGATAAACAGCAGATGGACAAGCATCTACTATTTTACCTAATTCAACCACAACATTAGAAGCTGTAACAGTCGTTCCTGTAACTTCCTGGGCAGCAGGTAAAGCAGCATCTACAGCTAATTTAGTTTCAAATCCATCAAATTCTCCGTCAGTACCATCCGCACCTGACCATATAGATACTTCATTTGCTGCAGCCGCTTTAGAAGCTACATAAGTAATTAAATGATCCTGTAAAGATTTCGGCAACACGTCGAAAGCAGAATATCCCATCTGGATTGCATCCCAGTCGTCTCTGAAATTTTCTTTACATAATTCTAGGTTAACTTGTAATTTTTTAGGCTCAAGAACCTGTTCTGTTTTTGTTAAAGTTGATGTTGAAGTAAAGTCACAAGTCCCATCTTTAACAATGTCATTTAATGCAATAATATTTAATACTTGCTTAAATTTTACATTCGGTCGTACATCTACACCACCATTAGCGATAGTTTTAGATGACAATAATGCTGCTGAGATATATCCCGCAGCCGCTTCTCCAGCGTAAGTTGTTGTAATTGATTGCGTAGTCGCCATAGTTTTAATCTAATTTTTAATTATTTTTATATAACATTTCTAATATTCTCTCCTGTCCGCTTCTCTTCTTCCCGCTAGGGCCATATTTGAAGCCTGTTGTTTTTTTTGAAATAGTTGCTTCCGGAGAAGGGTTCACAACTTCCAAATTTACTTCTTCAACCTCTGCAGATAATTCTGTTGCTGGTTGCTCTGGCTGTTCTGGAGCCTCTGGTTGTGCTGATAGTTCCTCAGTAGGCTTATCAGCTAGCTTAGCTTCTAAAGCTTCGATACGAGCTACTAAATCGGCTAATTGAACGTCTTGAGACGCTTCAACCTCTTCAGCAGGCTGCTCTGTTTCTTCCTCAGCAGGCTCAGCTTCTTTAATTTCTCCAATAATTCCCTCTTCTGAAACGACAAGAGTTCGCCCATCTTCTAGAGTGTAATCTCCAACAGGAAGAGCGACGTTACCATCTTCTGAAACTATAAAAACACCTTCACCTGGCTCAAAAGACTCTGCTTCGATTTTAGTTCCGTTACCCAGAGTCATAGACTCTAACGAAACTTCCATACCCAAGAAAACTTTTAAAGCACTAAATTTTGATTTTTTCATAAAGTATTTGTATTTATTTATTAAACATTATTATTTTTCGTTTGTTGTATTTTCGTATTAGAATATTATTCTAGAGTGGAATATATCTAAATCCCCTTCTCCAACTAAAATAAACCTACCGGCTACTGTAGACTCCTGGATAGTAGATTGGAATTCTAATTTATACCAGTCATAACCATTTACATCTCCTAAGCTTTCTATTGTCGCTGTGGTTTCTGAAATAGTTATTTCAGTAGATCCATTACTGAAAGTACCATTATTTAAAGCTATAGAAAACTTGCCTCCGTGGCACCAAAAAGCAATTGAATCCGGGGTAACCCCACTCTTCCATCTAGTGTAGAAAGATATAAGACTGTTAGAAGGCATTGTGAAGGTTGCAGACTGAGAACTATCGTTATCAT